AAATGGGATGTTGATATAAACAAAATAAAAACGGATCTTCAAAAAGATATTGAAGAGTTAACAAAACACCTCGCAGAGTGTGAAGCGGAGATGATGTATGGACAAAGTGATTGATGCATTTAGAAAACTCATAAAAGATTTTGCGAAAATGCCACAACTAACACAGTTAATTGTTGCATGTGTATTGGTAGTTGCGGCATTTAGTTTTGGTCAATGTAACAGTGAATCTAAGATAAATCAATTTAGAGAACAGTTTACTAAATTACAAAAAGAAGCAGAGACTGCAAAACAATTTGCTGATAGTACGAATAATATAGTTATTCGTTTAACAACCGAATCAAATCAGAAAGATAAACAAATTGCATCATTAACCGTCACTATAGATGTTACGAATAAGCAACGATCCATTCTCAAGGGAAGTCTTTCCAAGTTAGAAGATAGTTTAGAAGTAACCAAAGACACGGCGCAAATGGTAGCAATACAGGAAGGAATTATTTACAATCTTAAAGAACAAGTGTCTAATGCTGAATCGGTTATTGGACAACAGAAAGAAATTATAACGGCACAACAATTCAAGATTTCCAAGTTAGATAGTGCAGTTGCAATTGCAACACAACGTGGAGATAGTTTACAAGTCGTTGTTAATAAATTGATTGATATGCCAAAGCCACCTCGTCAATGGATTAGTAAGAAGACTGCTGGACTGATTTCGTTTGCAGCAGGTGTTATTATCGGAGATCGGTTGGCGGGGAGGTAAGATGTCACACGATTTAAAAGAAATTATTAAACAAGAGTACAAGAAATGTGCAGCTAACCCTGCATATTTTTTGTCTAAGTATTCCTATATTCAGCACCCGACTCGTGGTCGTATGTTGTTTGATTTGTACCATTATCAAAAAAATGCACTGAAAGATTTTCATGACCATGATTACAATATCGTCCTCAAAGGTCGTCAGATCGGTATTTCTACATTAGTTGCCGGATATTCTTTGTGGCTGTTATTATTCCACCGAGACAAGAATATTCTCGTTATTGCAACCAAGCAAGAAACCGCTAAGAACCTTGTCACGAAGGTCCGATTCATGCATCAAAATCTTCCCGTGTGGTTACGAGGAAGTGTGGTTACTGATAATAAACTTTCATTGCAATTTGCTAACGGATCACAAATTAAAGCAGTGGCAAGTAGTAAAGACGCCGGTCGTTCTGAAGCACTGTCTCTTCTCATTCTTGACGAGGCGGCATTCATCGATGACGCAGAAATAATTTGGACCGCCGCATCTAGTACCTTATCAACGGGTGGTAAAGCAATTCTACTATCCACTCCAAACGGCATTGGTAATTTCTTTCATAAGATGTGGCAACAAGCAGAGAATAACGCCAATAGTTTCAATCCTATTTTATTGGATTGGCGAGTCCATCCAGAACGTGACCAAGCATGGCGTGATCGTCAGACCGAACTCATGGGTGAAATGGAAGCATCGCAAGAACATGACGCATCATTTATCTTTTCTGGTAATACGGTCATCCCACCAGATCTTATTGAGTTTTATAAAAAGACGTATGTCCAAGAGCCAATCTCCAAACAAGGATTTGACGGAAATTTATGGATTTGGGAATATCCGTTGGCTGGGAAGTCTTACGTGGTCTGTGCCGACGTTGCACGAGGAGACGGTGAGGATTATTCCACCTTCCACGTAATTGACGTAGAAAAGTCTGTGCAAGTTGCAGAATATAAAGGGAAAGTAGAAACTAAACAGTTCGGTAATATGTTGGTGTCTATTGCCACCGAATATAACGACGCACTACTAATACCAGATAACAGTTCTATTGGCTGGAATTGTATTCAACAAATCATTGATCGGGGATACCGTAATTTATTTTATATGTCCAGAGATTTACAGTACGTAGACGTAGAACATCAGATAACCGGTAGATACGCTCGTGACGAACGAGGAATGGTGCCAGGATTCATGATTTCTCAACGCACTCGTCCATTGATCATTGCTCGACTAAAAGAATATATGTTAGATAATTCCTTCACGATTCGGTCGGGAAGAATGATGGCAGAGTTGGAAACATTCATTTGGAAAAACGGCCGTCCAGAGGCTTTACAGGGGTATAACGACGACTTGGTATTAGCGTTGTGTATTGGACTATGGGTACGAGATACTGCGCTCAGATTAAGAATGGAAGGGATAGAGCTGACCAAGATGGCATTAGATAAGACTTCCTACAACACGGTTCCATTCGTACAACGTGGTGGATTACAAGAAAACCCCTATGAAATGCCTATCGGCGGTGATCGTACGGAAAATATCAGTTGGCTGATTGGATAATTTTGTAGTATTAAGATTTAGAGTTATATTTATATATTGATGTACTTTATCTACTCTACGGAGATGTATATGAAGCGTAGTGAATTAGAAGAAATTATTATGGAAGAAATTTATAAAACGTTGCACGAAGAACGTCTTATGAATGAAGAAGTATTAAATGAAAAATCTGTTCCACAGCCGTACGATAGAAAAAATCGTCGTCGGATGAACAGAACGCAAATTACCCGTAGAGATAAGATTGGTAAGGCAATGAAAGCAAATAAAAAAATTGTGGCTAGATTTAAAAAACAATATGGTAGTGAATGGATAGATTACTTGTGGGCAACCGCAACACATAACGCTATTAAAGGCGGAGAATAAATATGATTAGAATGACAGGATTGGTAGATTTACGTCCAATTAAAACATTTAGAAGTTCTGCTGATATTGAAGAAGCCTTGGATCCCGTTGGAAAAGAAGATTCAGATGTAGATAATGACGGAGATACTGATAAGTCGGATGAGTATTTAAAAAACCGTCGTGATGCAATTTCTAAGAACGTTGATGAAGACTCCGCACGTAACCAATTAATGGCAACTGTAGTAAAGTGGAAAGGTGAAGATGGAAAGGACCATGAAGCAACGTTAAAATCCATCTACGGCAGTCCACAAACGTATCCAAAGGGATCTCCAGCTCGTCGTGCTGCAGATCAAATTTATGCCCGTGCTAAGAATCCACAACAAGCACGTCCAGCTCGAACATTCACACCTGCAAAACGATCTAATCAACCAAGGTTTAGACCTGATACAGACGACGAATATGATCACAGGAAAGCTATGAAAATGTGGAGTGGCGGAACTGCGTATGGATTTGATGAAAATATTAACGAGGACGACACTCTACACCCATCAAATGATCATGAAGTTTCAATGGCAAATAATTCACTGGATGCAATCATTCAACATGCCAATGATCTAAAGACAAAATTAGGACAAGAAGAAAAAGATATTCCTGCGTGGATTCAAGATCATATCACCAATGCTGCTAATTTTATCTCACAAGCAGCAAACAACTATCACGAACATAATACGCCTGACCAACCACAACCAGATCAACCACAACAAGAACCTATGAACGAGAAGGCTCCAGAAGGTTGGGAAGGTACCGTAAAAGCAATGAAAAAACATAAAGAAATTGATAATCCGTGGGCAATGGCATATTACATGAAGAAAAAGGGATATAAATCCCATAAAGGTGAATAGCATGGAACAGATTGGAAAGTTTCTCGGTACCTTGATGTCGAGCCGAACTCAAGCACACATTTTTCATCTTCAAACGCAATCATTTGCTGCACATAAAGCATTAGACGATTATTATAGTGGAATAGTTGATCTTATTGATGCATATGCAGAAATGGCACAGGGGCGGTACGGAATTATTACCGGTTATGTAATGCAAAGTCAAATTTTTGAAGATGATTCTGCCGTCAAATATTTTGGTGGATTACAAAAATTTATTGATGGTATTCGTGGTTCTCTGCCACAAGACGGTGAACTGAATAATACTGTAGATGAAATTTCGGGATTGATATCCAGTACATTATATAAACTTAAATTTCTAAAGTAAAATGAAATACAAAGAATTTTACGAAGATATCTGTCGGTGTGATGAAGGATGTGGGTGCGAAGAAACTACTAACGAATATACAGGTGACACGTTTAGTGCTCCCCAACCAGATTTTGATACGTATTCCACACATGATCCCGATCCACATAAGAAAAAAATTGAAGAACTAGTAACGTTATTAGAGAAGAATACCCCGACCAGTCCAGATAAATGGGCTAAGGCAAAAGCCGCCGCCCGTGCTAAATTTAAAGTTTATCCGTCCGCATACGCCAATCTTTGGGCAGCGAAGAAATATAAGAGTATGGGTGGCGGATGGAAGAAGGGTAAGAAGTGATTAGTTTAACTGAAATATTAGATGAAGTTGTAGAAGAGCTTGATGAAAAGTATAAAACCAAGGGTAACTTGGGTAAATGGCTTCGTCAAAAATGGGTGGATATTTCCCGAAAAGATAAAAGTGGGAAGCATCCACCGTGTGGCGCATCTGCCGGTAAAAAGGAACGAAAGGGCGGGAGTGCAAAATATCCCAAGTGTCGTCCGGCTCGTTCTGCCGCAGCAATGAGTAAGAGTGAAAAACGTTCAGCTGTAACTCGGAAACGTAAAGCAGGAAATCCTGGTGGGAAACCTACGATGGTCGCAACATATAAAAAGAGTTAATACTATGGATAATATTAATGAAGCTTGTTGGGAAGGATACAAGCAAGTGGGGATGAAGGATAAAGATGGTAAGATGGTCCCCAACTGTGTTCCCCTAGAAGAAAATTGTATATATGACGGTGAATTCTGTCCCGCATGTCTCGCCAAGTATATCTTAGAAAATAAAAAAGCAGGATATTTGGAAGAAGCAGAATATCAAGGACGGAAGGTATCTCTTGGCAAACCGACACGGGGTGATGTCGCCAAATTTAAGGTGTTTGTAAAAGATCCAAAGACTGGAAACGTCAAGAAAGTAAATTTTGGTGATAAAAACATGCGTATCAAAAAGAACATACCTGGTAGACGGAAAAGTTTTAGAGCTAGACATAAGTGTCACACTGCTAAAGATAGAACAACTGCAAGATATTGGAGTTGCCGAGCCTGGTGATGATTAGACTACGAGATTTATTGACCGAAGCAGACGCCAAAAAAGACACTCCGTATGTGAGTGGGGATACTTATATTAGTAAGGAAGATGCAAAGCGTATCTATGATTATATGGGATATGATTTTGACTTCAGTCAATTTGTTTTGGGTATGAATGTAGAACTGGAACACCAAGATGTGACAGATGGGAGTTTGGTGAAAACCGCCATGATTGCCGCAGCACATTTACGAGAAATACCTGATTATTATACAAAGTTGAAACAACATGTGGAGAAATAAAATGATTCGTCTCACCGATCTATTAACTGAAAGTATGGTAGAACGCCGGGTAAACTTGATGAAAATTCAAGCTATCATGGAAAAACTTTATCCAGAATTAACGGATAGTCAATCCAAGAAATTGATGGAATTGTGCGCAGAAGTTCATATGATGGCTTCCCAAATGAACACAATCCCTTATATTAGAACAGAGAGTAGTTTAGTTGAATGGACGTTACTTGTCACGGCATTTAAGGTAAAAGTCAACGAATTAAAAGAAGAAGTCGTTAAAGTATGTGAAGATAAAAAAATTGATTCGGCGACTGTAGTAAAAGCACTTGACGAAGTATTAACATATTAAGTGAGGTTTTATGGCAGACACTAGTGTTTTCGGAAGACTTAAAAAACTTTTTTCTACTAACACCATTGTACGAAACGTTGGAGGAAAAAAATTAAGAATTGCCGATACTGATCAAATCCAATCATTTGTCAATCGTCGTGGTGTAGACCGATATCATCGGGTATACCAGTCAGGCACTGGCGGGTATGGGTCACACCACGGTCGTTATGAAGCAGCTGCGGCGTTTCAAGGGGCTAGACTTCAATTATTCCGTGACTATGATATGATGGATAATGATCCTATTGTTGCGTCCATTCTTGATATTTACGCAGACGAATCAACGGTTAAAGATGAATTTAGTCGTATTTTAACAATTAAAACCGACGATACACAAATTCAAGAAATTCTTCATAACCTATTTTACGATATTCTGAACGTCGAGTTCAATCTTTGGCCGTGGATTCGTAACATGGCAAAGTATGGGGATTTCTTCTTGTATTTGGACATTGATCCAGAATACGGAATTGTGAACGCCATTCCACTCTCCGTGTATGAAACGATTCGTGTAGAAGGAGAAGAACCTGGTAATCCTTTTTCCGTTAGATTTACTATTCAAAATGATTTCTTAGCTCTCGGAAAAACAGAATTTGATAATTATGAAATTGCCCATTTCCGTTTATTAGCAGACACTAACTTCCTCCCATATGGCAAAGCAATGATTGAAGGTGGTCGTCGTGTCTGGAAACAACTCCAGCTCATGGAAGACGCAATGTTAATTCATCGTATCATGAGAGCACCTGACAAACGGAAGTTCAAGATTGATATCGGAAATATTCCACCCGCTGAAGTGGAAACCTACATGCAACGGATTATTGACCGTATGAAGAAAATTCCATTGGTCGATCCGAAAACGGGTGACTATAATCTCCGTTATAACATGATGAACATTACGGAAGATTTCTATCTCCCGGTACGTGGTAAGGATAGCGGGACTGAAATTGAAACTATGCAGGGTCTACAGTTTAATGCCATTGAAGACATTGAATACCTTCGTAAAAAACTCCTTGCTGCATTCAAAGTACCTAAGTCATTTATTGGATACGAAGAAGATATCAATGGTAAGGCAACCTTAGCAGCACAAGATGTACGGTTTGCTCGGACCATTGAACGTATCCAACGAATCATGATTTCAGAACTCACAAAAATTGCTATTATTCATTTGTATGTTCAAGGATTTACGGATGAGAAGTTAATCAATTTTGAATTATCGTTAACGAATCCGTCCACATTGTACGAACAAGAAAAGATTAATATCTGGAAAGAAAAGTTTGCACTTGCCAAGGATATGACGGGTGGTCAAGCGGTTCTTCTGTCACAAGATTGGGTATATAATAATATTCTTGAAATGTCTGACGAAGAAATTGCTAAGGAACGTGAAAAGATTATGGAAGACATGAAACGTCAGCAAGAACAACAGGCGGCAATGCAACCGCCTGTGCCGGGACAACCTGGTATGGATGGGGGAGTTCCGCCGGAATCAGGCGAACTCCCACCAGAAGGAGCTCCGGCAGAAGAACAACCGCCTGAAGGGGAAGGAGAACAACAAATTGATGACGTTGATCAAATTCTTTCTAGTTTAGAAGATATGGAAGACGATGAGTCCGAACTAGAAGAAATTTTAATGAAAAATAAAGGTGGCCGACCACGGGAAGGATTGAAATTTGGAACCGATAAACATCCACTTGGGCGTGATCCATTAGGACATAAAGAAAACAAAAAAATAGTAAAAAGAACACTTTCAGCAGAAACCAAGACCTTTTTAGATTCATTACAGAAAAAAGGAGTGAGTAAATATAGACAAATGATTTCAGAAACAGTTCTAAGTGATGAAAAACTAGAAGGTTAATGATGTTTCAAGATATTTACTTATATATGGTGGTTGTTTACTCGTCTAATACGGATAACATATGAACATCAAACACAATAAAATTAAAAATACCGGCATTCTATTTGAATTACTTGTCAGAAAAGTTGCATCAGACGTTCTAGACAATAAATCTGATAGTTTTGCGGTCAAACTGATGAGAGAGCACTTTCATTCTAAATCCGAACTGGGTAAGGAACTTCATCTGTATCGTACCTTTTTCAATGCAAACAAGTTATCAGAAACCAAAGCATTCAACGTTTTAGATTTGGTTTTAGCAAAACGGAAAACGTTAAACGAAAAAATGTTGGAAGCTCAAAAATTTCTTTTAATTAAAGAAATTAAACAACATTGTGATTTGAAGCAATTTATGGCAGGACGAGTTCCGTCATATAAAGTATACGCATCGGTGTATAAACTCTTTGAAGCAACCACACGTTCTGAAGCCGACGAATCCACGTTTACACAATTAAATGAATTGGTATCGGCTCGCTTCGTTCTCGTAGAACATCTTAAAGGTGAACTTAAGGAAGAACAAGTTATCAAGGAAAGTACGTTCACGGATGCAATGAAAGAGCAACCAGAAGAAATTCGTCATCTTTCGTACAAGTTCTTATTAGAACGATTCAACGAAAAATATAGTAATTTTAGTGATAAGCAAAAAACATTACTTCGTGAATATATTAATAACGGTACCAATGTAGAAACGTTTGGTAAATATGTGATGGAAGAAGCAAAAAATTTAACTACGCTTATTAAAAAACACACACATAAAATAAAAAATGATGTGACTCGTATTAAAATCAACGAAGTAGTCACACAACTACAACATATCCAACAAAAGGGTGCAGTAAAAGATAACTACATTACTGCGTTATTAATTGCCTATCAAATTTCAGATGAACTCCGTTCGTTGAGTTAATTTATGATAAACGAAGAAAAACTCCGTGAATTAATTCGTAAACATATTGAAGACCGATTGGACGAAATTTCCACTACCGCAGGAGTTCCTGGCTACTTGACACCAAATGCATTTGCTGGTGATAAACACAGTAGTACGTCCCGTATCAGACAAATTGCCAAGTCCATTGGATATTCTCTCACGAAACGAGGCGAAGAAGAAACCAAACCAGGTGATAAACTGAATGAAAACTATTACGTATATCGGAACGACCCATCCAAACTTCCTCATCAAAAAATTGGGGAAGCAATTTCACAAATTAACAAACAGTTTAAATTGATTGAACGCGTGCTTCGTATGAACAGCCGTTTACAGAAAGAAACTGGCGTTAGTAACGATAAGTTATGGAAACGCACCCAACATCAAATGGTCAAGTTGGAAGGGAAACTTATAGAACTTGCGGGTAGACTCCGCGAAATGAGAGGATAACCCATGAAAAAAACTCGTTTAGTAGACATTATTCGGAAAGTTGTTAACGAACAACTTGAACTGGAATCACAAGCAAGTGATGCTGCAAAGCAACAAGGTCTTGAATATATGTCTTTTGGACGTTGGGGTAAAAATGGTAAAGTGACCCATACAACGCAAGGTGGAAAACTTGTTCCAATAAAAACTATGGACCCTAGAGCGGCCGGTAAGGCAAAAGCTGGCCAGCCTACATTTGGTGATAGAAGTCCAGAAGGTCAAAGACGTAGAAACAGACCAGAACCAGAAAAGGATGCTACACGTGGTGCACGTGGTAATACCGGCACTGATGCAGGTAATAGAATTGTTAACAAAGTTCTTAGCAAATTTTGGTCGGGCGGCGCTGACACTGCGGCTGACGATGCATTGGTTGGTAAGTATGGATATTACAAAGATATCCCAGCAGACGAATTTACTAGTATAACGGGTATTCCTAAAAAAGCAGCAGTGTGGGTGGCTCAAAATAATAATGATTATGAACAACCATTTAGTTATGATGCTGAGACCGACACGTTCCAAGTACACGATCCATACGACGTTTAATTAACTATAGGAAAAATATATGGCATTACTTTGTGAATATACCGAACTACAATACGATAGAAATATCTTATTAGAATCTATTGATGGGAATAAACCATTAGTACTTCGTAATGTCGTATTACAACGTGCCAATGCAAAGAACCAAAATGGTCGTGTGTATCCGAAAGAAATTCTCATGCGTGAAGCAGCTGTTTACAAACAGAACTTTGTCAATCAACGAAGAGCATTAGGTGAACTCGACCACCCAGAATCGCCCGTTGTTAACTTAAAAAATGTGTGTTGTAACGTAGTCGGATTGTGGACGGAAGGTGATGACGTTCGTGGCGACATTGAAATTCTTACCACTCCAACGGGTAATATCGTTCGTGAGTTAATTAAGAATAATATTCGTCTTGGTGTGTCTTCTCGTGGTATGGGGTCTGTCCGTCAAATGGATGAAAATACTGTTGAGGTTCAAGAAGATTTTTCCTTGATTTGCTTTGACGTAGTATCCAATCCATCCACATTCGGTGCATTTATCACAGAAAACGTGAATGCAAAGAAAATTACCCCATACGATACAATTGATAAGTTGGTTCACGATTTCTTAAGCGAAGTTAAATAAAAGGAGAGTAATATGTTATTATTTATCGGTGTACTGTTTGTGGTTGGTGTTATTGTATGGTACGTTATCAAAGATATGAACGAACCATTAGCCAGTAAACTTTCTACGGCAGCTCATAAGGTAGAAGATAAGGTAGAAGCTGTTGTAGAGAAGGTTGCCGATGTCAATAAGGATGGAAAGGTCAACCTTGCTGACGCAAAGGCTGCTGGTAAGAAAGCCAAGATAACTGCTGCCAAAGTCGTAGATAAGGTTAAGAAACCACGCGGTCGGAAGAAAAAGGAACAATAATACATGCCGGCAGTCAGTAAGCAGCAACAAAAATTGTTTGGTTTAGTACATGCTTATCAGAAAGGAAAAGTTCCTGCTGATAAAGTGAGTGCAAAAATTAAACATATTGCAAAAAGTATTTCTCCAGAAGACGCAAAGAAATTTGCGTCTACTTCTCATGCGGACATCAAAGAATTGCAATCAATCTTTAATTCTCCTTCGTATGTAGAAAATACTTTACAAGAAATCATCAAGACTAATACGCCTGATTATGTCAAGGGACAGTTGATTGATGTATTTACGGCAAAAATGCTTACGACCGTTGTGGGTAGATTAAACGAACAAAATAAACATATATTGTTACAAAAACCATTACATGAGATGGTTGCCATTTCTTACAAGGTATTAACGTACTGATATGGCAAAAACACTATTCGTGAGTGATTTTGATGATACGTTAGCGCAGACGGACGCAAAGATTATCATCACAAAGGCGTCGGGTGAGGTCGTTGAAATGGACCCACCCGATTACGCCGTGTATACCCCAGAACCAGGTGACAAGTTTGATTTCTCAGAGTTTGAACAACTCAAGAATCCAAAACCGATTCAACGATTTGTCAAACTATTAAAGAATGCAGCCAAAAATAAAAATGTAGATAAAGTAGCTATTCTTACTGCACGTGGTCATACCCGTCCCGTGGCACAATTCTTGAAAATGATGGGAATTACTTCCGGTGTGAGTATTGCCGCTATTGGAAGTTCCGACCCACAACGAAAAGCAAATTATATAGAAAAACATATACAATCTGGGTTCACTCGCGTTGCATTTATTGACGACTCGCCAAAAAATGTGGCAGCAGTTCAAGGACTCCGTGTAAAATACCCAGAAGTAAAACTATTGATTCATCAAGCAAAAGAACATCCTGATGAAAAGGAAGTAAAACCAGCACAGGATTTTATTAAGAAAACTGGTGCTGAAGAAGACCAAGAATCTGAAATTGCCCATCAAGCACAACAATTGGGATTAACCGATTTACGATTTGGTCGATATGGAAAAGATGGAAAGGTTACTCACATTATTCAAAATGGTCGTTTAGTACCAAAACCCAAGGGGGTATAAATGTACGTAAAGGTTAACGAAGGAAAGGATGAGTTAGGAAAAGCATTGAAGCAGTTCAATAAAATGGTGAAAAAGTCGGAATTGATTCAAGAATTACGTAATCGGGAACATTTCTTAAAACCCTCAAAGAAACGTATTTTCAAACGTCAAGAGGCATTACGCCGTCGGAAACGTGAAGAACGACGAGCAGCACGACAAAAACATTACGATAATTGATATTTTAAAAAATTAACTATATATTTATAATAGTAAAACACTAATTTTTTAATATTGGTGGTATTTTATTACATTTTAATAACGGATCCTAATATCTGTTCATAATCTTTACAGGAGTAACATTATATGGCACAAATTACCAACAGTCTCTTAAAGCAAGCAATCGCTGATGCAGAAGCAGTTCGTGAAACTGCCGTTGCAAACGCAAAGCTTGTTTTAGAAGAAGCAATTACCCCACAAATTCGTGATATGATTGCCCGTCGTCTCCGTGTTGAATCAGAAATGGGCGGCGAAGAAGAAATGAAAGATGAATCCGCAAAGGAAGTTCCACACGAAGAGGCTGAAGCAGAAGGAGGTGCAGACTTCCCAGCCGATTCATCAACCGTTGGAACTGGTGATAACAAAGCACCATCCGACGATTCGTTCGACACATCAGCAATTGGCGACGGCGGTGAAAATAAGGAAGATAGTCACACGGACTGGTATGACGATTGGTCCGAAAGTGATTTTGACCTTGACGAAGTAATCAAGGAATTAGAAGAAGATATTGCTCGTCTTTCAGAAGTAGAACACGAAGACGAAGAGGATAAGGAAGAAATTTCAGAAGGCGAAGAAGGTGAGTCAGAAGAAAAAGAAGAAGCGCCTGAAGTAGGACAGAAAGAAAATCCATTTGCATCAAAGAACGGTGAAGAAGTGAAGAAGGAAGGATGGAAGAAGCATGAGATTACACACAGTACACATCCAGCAGATCCATCAATTGACACTAAAGCACCTGTTCATGAAGATGACATGGAACTAGATCTTGAAGCAATTCTTGCAGAACTTGAAGCCGACGAAGACGAAGTGAGTACAGAACCAGATACTCATGATGTCAAAGAAAAAATGGCTGCTAAACTTGCGGAAATCAAGAACGAATTGGCACAATATCGGGAAGCAGTCAATATTCTCCGAGGCCGTTTACAAGAAGTTAACTTATTAAATGCTAAGTTACTCTTCACAAACAAGATGTTCCGTAAGGACGCATTGACCAACGAACAAAAGGTTCGCATCGTTGAATCATTCGACCGTGCAACAACGGTTCGTGAAGTGAAGTTAGTATATGCGGCATTGGTTGAAAATCTTGCAACAGCAGCAAAGACGTTCAACACATCACGTAAGAAAGTTGTTACCGAAGGATTTGCTTCAAAGGCAACTCCAACAACAGCACCAAAGAAAGAAGTTATCGTTGAAAATACGGTAGCTCGTCGTTTACAAGAACTCGCAGGAATTATCTAATATTATAGGAGATTTACCATTATGTCAGATGTACAAGAATTTATCAACGAAGCGGGTAGTGCACATAAGCACGTCATTGATCAAACCCGCAAATTAGCAGGTAAGTGGGAACGTTCAGGTCTTTTGGAAGGGTTGAAGGGATATGATCGTCAAGGTATGGCGGTTATGTTGGAAAACCAAG